GGTAAGGTTTAGTGGTTTTTACCACAAATCTGTTTAAATTGCACGTTCTGTCGTTTCAGCAGACGCATTTTTTAATGATTCTCTGTCCAACTGCGCCAACAACAACGCAACTTGTGCCTTCATCTGCTCAACTTCCAATTGGGTTTGAGTCTTGACAATGGTGTCGTGCGCTTGTGCGTCAACCTTCATCTTCATGTCAGCATGGCGCTCTTGGTCACGCAATTCAATGTCGTGTGCGCGGTTTGTCTCTTTAATCAGGACACGTTTAGTCTCAGCTTCTTGCTTAACTTGCTCAATGTCCTGACGCTGTTTCATGGCCAACTGCATAGCCTGAATCTGCTGAGTCATCTGCTGAACTTGCTTCTTGCTCTGCGCTAATTGCATCTGTACTTGAGGCGGTATGTCAGACTTCTCATCAATCTGCGCCAATGGGTTGGCTGCGGCCAAGCGGTCGGCAATGATGTCAGCGCCAGGGAAGTCCATGTTCCTAAACACCAAGTCACCCGCAATACCAAACAATTGCTGATTGCCGTTAAGCAAAGGCATCATTGCCGTTACCGCGGCTTCACGCTTGCTGTTGTAGCCTGGCCCTGTCTCCATCACTACGTCATATTGGCCAACAGTCATGTCGTGTAAGACTTGATAAACGCCCTGTGCGTCTTGTTTGACTTCGTTAATCGTCACCAAGTCAGGCTTGCCATCGTCACCAATGATCCGCATCACGCGCTGTGTGTCGTAAATCTTTGGTGTCAGGTCAAGAATAATCTTACCGACTTGGCAGATTGACTTTGTAAGATTGTCGTAAAAGTCAAAGTTTGTTAGGTCAACTTGCTGTTGTTGGCCATTCAATGCCTTGCCTGAGATATTGCCTGGTAACTGCTGTGAGGGGTCAAAAATGCCCATCAGCGTAGCAATATCTTGATTGATTGCGGCAGACGCGGCCATTACACCAGCGGGTGGCGGCTCTGGTTGCAAGCGAATCGGAGGAGGCGCGGGGTTGCCGTCAATGTCAGTTTGCTTGTAACGAAGCAATGGGAATGACTTAACGTTAGCCGCTGCCCACTCGTTTTCGTGATTCTCATCCTGACCTTCAGCCATCAACCACTTAGCTTTTGGTGCAAGCGCAACCGACTCGGTGATGGTTGTCTGCCAGAAGTTATACATCCGCTGAGCGTCTTTGGCGTGGCGAACAATACCAAACTTGTGGCGCTTGTCTCCAACAACCACATGGCGGCCATAAACAGGCACGATTGGAATATATTTGCTTGGCCAGTCGCGTTCCTCAAGAATCTCGATGGCGGTCAATTTCTTGTATTTAATCGTTCTTTTGTAAGAATCACGCTCATTTTCAATGGTCAAGCCCGCGGCTTCTACGCGAGCAAAGAAGTTTTTACCATCAGCATATTGGGTTGTGCCATCGCTTAATTGGTAGAGCTTTGCCTTTTCCATCTGAGCGTAGTAATACTCAGCGATGCGGATGTCCTCTTTGGTAATCCATTCTGATTGAGTGTCACCAGTGCCGCGCTGTGTAAATGACGTTCCATCGTCAGCGTCAGGGTACATAACCTTGAACTTCTCTTTGCTAATCATTGTTGTAATTAAGCAACGCTCTGCATCTGAGCCGTCAATTCTTGTGGAATTAGGGTCGAAATACACTGTAAATGGATTGTCCACAGCATCAATGTAAATTTCTTGGTCGAAGCTGTCGTCTGCAACGTATTTTGTAATCAGACGGATATAACCCCATCCCATGCGAACAGCGTAGTCAAAAGCGGTGTCGTATGCGTTATCAGCATTTGAGTTGACCTCAATGTGCCTGCAAATGCCTTCAATCACTTCAGCCGTTTTTTTGTTGGCCTGAGTGTTCATGCCGTGAACTTTGATCCGCGGGCGTTGTTGGCGTTGTTGGTTGGTCACTTGGCGGCAATAACCATCGAGTTTGTTGATGGTCAGGATTGGGCGCGACTCTAGGTTACGGCTGTTTTGTAGTTCTACTGGCCATTGCTCACCGGCTGAGACAAACTTTAAGTCTTCCAAGCCTTGCTGACGATTCATTGTTTCCGCGTCATTGCAGAGCTTTAGAAACTGTTTGGCTTCGTCAATGATTGGATCGTAATCTGATTGAGACATATTTAGGCCATCCAACTGTTAGGCATTTGATAACTTGGCTTTGGTGGAACGCGTTTCTTAGGCTCGTTTACCATCAATCCAAGCATACGAAAAGCATCTGCACCATGACTATATTGGTCGTGCAACGGGTTTTTGCTGAATTGTTTAGTTTCAGCATCCACTTCGTAGCGGTAGTGACGCAAACATTGTAGCCCATCGTGGCAATTTTCCCTATCAAACCAACAGTTTCGGAATAATGTTCGCGCAGCATTAATACTGTCAGCTATTGGCGTTCGTGGAATTATTCGTGTTTTATACCCACCCGCCTTCACAATTTGCTCAATTGATCTCCCTGCCGCGGCCAAAGTCTTGTTCTCCGCATCATGGGGCAACCACAGCGTGTCATAGACATAACCAAACGTCTGCATCTTGGCCAAGTAATCCGTGATGGTCTTCTGACTGTCCTCAATGTACCTAATAAGGCGCGTTTCCATGCCTACAAACTGCACAAACCAAATTGCAGTGGCATCGCTCCACCCAAGGTCAAAAACCGCGTGTACGGGCTTTGATGGGTCGTAACCAACACGAGTAATTCTGTTTTCTAGGTCTGCCTGCTGAAGTTCCCTTGCAAACACCGCGCCATCCACAGTCTGACGGCAAATGCCTTCCCAAACTGTGTTGTAGGCTTGCATATCACGCTGTTTGAGGGCGTCTTTCTCAAGTCTTAGCGTGTCAGGAAACCAAGGGTTGTCGTTCCAGTTAATCTTTGTCACCACCGAGTTTTCAGGTGGGTTGATTACAAAACGTTGGTAAGTCTCATCAGTCTCCAACTCTGGGTTAAAGCTGATCCATATCTCTGACGCTTCCTTACGGATGGTCGGTATCAGCGTATTCCATGAAACTGCGCTTACAGTCTGCGCTTCCTCCACCCAACAGATGTCCACGCCTTCAATCGATTTGACGTTAGCAATGTTGTTTCGCAGGCCAACAAAGTTAAACTCTGTGCCGTTCTTACCGCGGATAGTGTTCTGAGTCACCTCATACATCCCGCCAAGGCTTAAATCCTCAATCTGGTCGCAAAGTAACTTATGCACCGAATCCTTCATGGATGTCATAAACTCACGCGCACAAAGGATACGCATCGGGTCTTTTGCACCCTTAATCAATAAAGCCCTGGCAACGCCCCACGACTTAGCCCCACCACGACCACCATATAACACGCGATAACGAGACTTAGCAGGCTGAAATAAACAACTGAGCTTCTCAGGAAACTCCGCTTTCTTAATAATTCCAGCAACTTCACTCATTCAGACTTTACAAATGTGACTTGGATGCCTGAGATTAATGGCGCTCCATCAGCACCAGTTATCTCTGTCTTTGTGCTTTCACGATACTTCTTTGGGAATCGAGCAGCCATCGATCTTGACCACAATGATGAGTTCAACTTTGGGCCTTCTTTAGTCTCAACCATGTAAGCATGTGCCTGATCTTCCCACCAAGCCTGCTCTAATTCCTTTGCATATTCCAAGGCATGCAGAAATTCGTCGTGCTTATCTCTCCAATCGTATAAGACACGCAGGGAAAACCCTAATGTTGATGCAATTTGCTCTGTGCTTTTGCCGAGTTTGCCCAAGGAAATGATTTCCTCACAATACTTAGGATCGTAAAGGCTTGGTCTTCCTACAGGGCGTTTTTCGGTTGTTTCGGTCATTTTATAGCCTGGCTGTTGCGCTCAAGTATTGTCATATGATTAGGGTCAAACACAACAAAGTTGCGTGTGCCTACATTTTTGTAAGATGTATCAAATCCTTCTGCTTTTTTTTCATCAGCATATTTTTGAGCTTGTTCTTTTGTAGCAAATTGATTTGAAGCATACGGCTTACCTTTTACAGCCAGCGTTACTTCATGTGGAGAAAAACGACTTCTTTCATCTAAATATTTAATTCCTCGAACACCAGCATCTTGTAATGTTTTCCGACCAGCTTCATCTTTACCCACTTGTGCTAATAAATCGCCACCAAGGTCGTTCATGTCGATTCCCAATGATTTTGCAAGTTTACGCACAACTATCGGTTGCTCTTTAATTGGGGCATCCCAATCTAACATTCTGCGGATATGGGTGTCAGGAACATCAACTTTGTATAAATTGCCCCCACTTTTTTCTTGGTAAGTTTTAAACAATTCAGTTAATTTATCTATAGGCAAATCTCTGGACTCAATATTTGCATTTTGTAAATTTTTAGCAAGTTTTTCAGGCGGTAATTTTGCTTGTGCTTGCCTCATAAATTCACCCCTTGCGCTTATAGGTAAATCTATTCCAAGTCTTTCGGTTTCAGGTTTTAAACTAAATGCTTTACCCGCAAGTGATTGCTGATATCCTTTAGCAACCGCAGGATTTTCGGCCACATACATTCCAGACCCATAAACCTGAGCGCCTTCACCAGTTCCCAACTTGCTTAAATCAAATCTCTCAAACACATGAGGCGATCCATGCCACGTAGTCATTCCAATAGGGTTATAAGACTCAGCCATCTTTTGCGCCAAGGCTTGAGTCTTTGGCCCATAACCGATGCCTTCTTCTTCAGTTGCTTGGTAAAGTTGATCCCTTGCAGCGTTAGCTTTATCAATCCCATAACCAGCCATTTGCTGCAAACTCGCGCCAGGGTCTTGGATAAAATCCGCGCCCTTGCGTTTTGCTGAGTCTATTGCACTATAAATGTCGGCTAAGGTTGGCATTTTATTTCTTTGCTGTCTTAGCTGATTCTTTAAACGCTTTAGCAGTTGGTGCGCCCTTTGTGCCAGGCGATCTCATCTTTTCCACAGGCTTGCCTTCAGCCTTTTCACGGGCTATCCGTTCTTGCTTTTTATGGATATTGGCATAAAGTCCAGGTTTCGTGGCCATTTAACAGTTCCAGTTTTTTAGTGATGCCTTGGCTCTTTCAGCAGGGCCTTTAGCGTTCTTGACTACACCTTCCATCCGAGCGCAAAATGAGGCTTTTCTGCCCTCATCCTTTTTTGTCTTTGGATTTGGTGCAGGCGGCTTTAGATTGCTTCCGTTCTTTGCATTGTATTCAGCGCGGCCTTTAGCGGTCATTCCAGCGCCTTTTTCCGTGGGGTTGTAGGTCTTACCCTTCCCCGTGGTTTTATGCTCAATCGGCTTGTCGTGCTTTTTCATTTCTTTTTGGGCTTTTCAGCCGCACGTTTTTCCGCATACGCAATCGCAACGGCCTGTTTGACAGGTTTTCCCGCCTTCACTTCCGTCTTGATGTTCTCTTTAAACGCCTTCGGGCTTGCTGACTTCTTCAGGGGCATCTTTGCTCTCCACTTGGGTTAACCACCACTGGCAGTCTTGAATAGCGCCTTGGATGGCCACTAAGTTGACTTCCATGCTTTTGGCTTGGGTTGTCAGTTCGGTGATTCGGTCTTTAATCTGTTGTTCAGTCATGATTCTTCCACAAAGCAAATGTCTTGCCAACTCATTTTAAGGTGGCGCTCGTTGTTAATGTTAATTTCCTCGAACTTTAAGTATTCATCCTTATAGTCCTTGGCCAATGTCCCAAAATATACCTTATCCCCAATGTTTAGGCCTTCCTCGATTGCATCAGGGCCAGCCGCAACAACGTAACCTACCGAATCAGCTTCGGCAGATTGAACGTAAAGTGTACTTTGGATTCGTTTCTCAGGTTTGACAATGATCTTGTCACGCAATGGTGTCATTTTCATTTTGCCATCCTTGGTCTGCCGCGCTTTTTTGGCTCATCGCTCATCTCCATGACTGGCAAAGCAATCATTTCAGGTGCGATTTTAACGGGCGGTGCGGCAAACTCACCACATACTTCTGTATGGTGTCGGTTTACAAATGTTGGGTAACGCCTACAAACACCCATTACTCCGTGGTCTTGGAAATGCTTGCAGGCTTTACAATTGATATCAGCCACATCAACTCCTTATTAGTTGGTAGGGTTAGAAACCCGCAATCCTGTCCGATTGCGAGGTTTCGCTTTACTTTTTGTATTCGCTGCGCTCGTGCGTGTAGCAGTCGTGTTCGCGTGAGCCACCTTTGAACTCACCCAAACGGCCATCAACGCGGCCCATGTGACCATCAACGCGGTCGCCCATGCTGTCAGCCTTGCCCATAGCAACACCGCCAACCAGTTTAGCCTTACGCTCACCAGTGGAGTCTGATGCTGTTGCGCCCTTTGGAATCTTCTCGCCAGAAGCGCCAGGCATGAACTTGGTGCTGTTAACACCCTTCTCACTACCCATCTTCTCGCCAGTGCGATCCGAAGCGGCTACACCCTTTGGTGTCTTTTCTTTGCCGTAGTAACCCATGATATTTCCTTAGAATTAGGCGAAATGCCTGTACATATTTTACACCTTTTTTGAATTGTCCAACATTATTTTCAATTAGGTCATATAGTACATTTAAATAAAAACGTCACATATGTCAACTAAGGTATTGATATGCCTAACATTCCATCACAGCAAGACGCTGAGTTTTTTGCATTATGTGTCAAAAAATGGCAGTCAATTTTCCACCTTGGTGATTGGAGAATTGAAAAAGGAATCAAGCCAGCAAAGCAAGCAATGGCTTCCGTTGAGTTTAATGAGGGCGCACGACTGGCCACCTATCGTTTGGGTGATTTTGGTGCTGAAAAGATTACAGATGAGTCTTTGGAAGCCACGGCTTTGCATGAGGTATTACATGTATTCCTGCATGACCTTATGGCCGCAGCGCAAGACCCAAAGTCATCAATTGAAGAAATAGAAAAACAAGAACACCGCGTAATTAATCGACTTGAGCAACTGCTTACAAAGGATTCTGATGGGCTCTCATAACCAAACCTGCACAGATGATGAGTTTATTGCTTTGTGGGGGCAACACCAATCAGCCGCAAAATTGGCAAGAATTCTTGGTATCGCAACCCGTAATGTTCAAAATAGAAGACGTAACCTTGAACATTCTTATGGCATAAGACTTTTTAGTGCCGACCCAAGAAGTAGTTATTACGATCCACGACAAGCCTCTTATTCCCCACTAAAGCAAATTGATCTTGGAATACTTGATGGGACTGTCATTGTCTTCTCAGATGCTCACTTCATTCCATCTATGCGATCTACAGCCTATAAAGGGCTTTTGTACATGATAGAAGCCTTAAAGCCTCATGTAATCATTGCAAATGGCGATTCGTTTGATGGGGCATCTATTAGCCGCCATGACCCAACCGAACAGCCTGCCACCACAGTTATTCAGGAATTAAAAGCTACTCAGGCTGCATTGGGTGAGATAGAAGAACGTGCCAAGGCAGAACGCCATAATGTGCGTTTAATTCATACTTGGGGCAACCATGACTCAAGATTTGCTAATCGTCTTGCTCAACACGCACCGCAATATAAAGATGTTCTAGGCTTCAAAATAACTGACCACATCCCTGATTGGGAGTTTTGCTGGGCTTGCTGGCCAACCCCCAAAGTGATTGTTAAGCACCGATATAAGGGGGGAATTCACGCCACCCATAACAATGCGGTTACAAGCGGGGTGTCAATGTGTACTGGGCATCTGCATTCCTTGAAAGTCACCCCGTACAATGACTATAACGGCACACGTTATGGCATTGACACCGGAACATTGGCAGAGCCAGACGGCCCTCAGTTTACTTACGCTGAACTAAATCCATCAAATCATAGGTCAGGCTTTGCGGTGCTGACCTTTTTCAATGGTGAGCTATTGTGGCCTGAGCTTGTTCACTCTTTTAATGAAGACTGCATCCAATTCAGGGGTGAAGTAATCGATGTAAGTGAGTTTTAGCCCTTACAAGGGCAATAGAGAGTAAAACAACATGAGTGCCTGGTTAATCGCTCTTGTGGGGGCAATCTACGCATATATTGCGGTGGAACAGTTGCTAAAAGGCAATCCTGCTATGGCAATCGTATATGGCGGTTATGCAATAGGAAATGTGGGGCTTTACCTGTTAGCTAAGTAAGCCCCACTCAATTACTCTGCAGCTTCTTCTTCTTCTGTGTCTTCTTCTAATTCAACTGAATAGTCTTCAATTGCCTCATAATCAACCGCCCAATCATAGGCTTTTTGGAATTCAATAAATTCATAAATAATCTGAATTTTATCAAAATCATATGTTTCAACAGTGATTTTTTCCGCCTCAAGCCAACCAAAAGTAATCTCAAATTTCATTGTGTTCTCCTTACGCAACCAATCGTTGCAGTTAAATACTAAGTTTAATTTGTGACAATTGCTTGCCATTCACGTTCGCTTCTTCCTGAATTGGATGTCACTTTTTCACCAGTTAAAGTGATAAGACCAAGGACTTTCATCTCATTTAAACGCCTAGCGACTTGATTGCCGTCAAGATCGGTGCGGCTTGAAATGCCATCCTTGCCCAATGGCCCATGTTTTTGCAAGCACTCCAAGATGATGTTGTGATGCTGATTGGCTATTTCCTTGATTGAGTCGGCTGCCTCATAGGAAGTCACGGGGTCGGTTGCCCTGACCCGTGGGAACTCAGGAAATATTCTGTCAAAAAATTTCACATAGTCCATGACTTTTCCTCAGAATGGTGCGTCATCAATAGGTAAGCCTTTGAATTCTTCTCTAGGCTTGGGAGTGTTCATATATGCCCAACCATTCCA